ATGAAAAAATTACTGCGTCTTTTTTTCCCGCTCTCACTGCGGGTACGTTTTCTGTTGGCAACGGCTGCGGTAGTACTGGTGCTTTCGCTTGCCTACGGAATGGTCGCGCTGATCGGTTATAGCGTCAGTTTCGATAAAACTACGTTTCGGCTGTTACGTGGCGAGAGCAATCTGTTCTATACCCTTGCGAAGTGGGAAAACAATAAGTTGCATGTCGAGTTACCCGAAAATATCGACAAGCAAAGCCCCACCATGACGCTAATTTATGATGAGAACGGGCAGCTTTTATGGGCGCAACGTGACGTGCCCTGGCTGATGAAGATGATCCAGCCTGACTGGCTGAAATCGAATGGTTTTCATGAAATTGAAGCGGATGTTAACGATACCAGCCTCTTGCTGAGTGGAGATCATTCGATACAGCAACAGTTGCAGGAAGTGCGGGAAGATGATGACGACGCGGAGATGACCCACTCGGTGGCAGTAAACGTCTACCCGGCAACATCGCGGATGCCAAAATTAACCATTGTGGTGGTGGATACCATTCCGGTGGAGCTAAAAAGTTCCTATATGGTCTGGAGCTGGTTTATCTATGTGCTCTCAGCCAATCTGCTGTTAGTGATCCCGCTGCTGTGGGTCGCCGCCTGGTGGAGTTTACGCCCCATCGAAGCCCTGGCAAAAGAAGTCCGCGAACTGGAAGAACATAACCGCGAATTGCTCAATCCAGCCACAACGCGAGAACTGACCAGTCTGGTACGAAACCTGAACCGATTGTTAAAAAGTGAACGCGAACGTTACGACAAATACCGTACGACGCTCACCGACCTGACCCATAGTCTGAAAACGCCACTGGCGGTGCTGCAAAGTACGCTGCGTTCTCTGCGTAGTGAAAAGATGAGCGTCAGTGATGCTGAGCCGGTAATGCTGGAGCAAATCAGCCGCATTTCACAGCAAATTGGCTACTACCTGCATCGTGCCAGTATGCGCGGCGGGACATTGCTCAGCCGCGAGCTGCATCCGGTCGCCCCACTGCTGGACAATCTCACCTCAGCGCTGAACAAAGTGTATCAACGCAAAGGGGTCAATATCTCTCTCGATATTTCGCCAGAGATCAGCTTTGTCGGTGAGCAGAACGATTTTGTCGAGGTGATGGGCAACGTGCTGGATAATGCCTGTAAATATTGCCTCGAGTTTGTCGAAATTTCTGCAAGGCAAACCGACGAGCATCTCTATATTGTGGTCGAGGATGATGGCCCCGGTATTCCATTAAGCAAGCGAGAGGTCATTTTCGACCGTGGTCAACGGGTTGATACTTTACGCCCTGGGCAAGGTGTAGGGCTGGCGGTAGCCCGCGAAATCACCGAGCAATATGAGGGTAAAATCGTCGCCGGAGAGAGCATGCTGGGCGGTGCGCGGATGGAGGTGATTTTTGGTCGCCAGCATTCTGCGCCGAAAGATGAATAAATATGTCCTTTTATCACTACATCAAGGCAAGCCATTGATTTAATTAAATGATTTGCACTGCAAAAGTGCTAAAAATCGCAAATTGACTACACCATTAACTACACCGATCGTTGCACTGTATGAAACAACGTGGAACAAATAGACACAAGAAATATACAGGCGGGTCATCTTTCCAGGGGGAAGCGCGCCAATTCATGAGGGGCGTTAATGTCGATATGGGGATCCCCATAACGGGGCTACCTGGCTTTTTTCCGGTTAAATGTCAATCAGGCTGGTGGGTTTTACATACCCTTGATCACCGTAATGATGATCCAGATGTGCGCCTTTCCACCAATGGTGGAAAAGCCCACAGCAGGCCGCCCAGCCTCCCCCAATGGGGGATTGTGGAAGAATCAACGGGTTAGGCCTTAATGGGCTGCGTGGTAATTATCAGCATCCAGAATATGACGGGTTATGTTTCCGACCTCTTCAATTTGAGGTTCCCGAAAATATCAACGGGTTAGGCTGGTTTCCCCGATGTTCGCCGCTGGCGAATTTCGAAAATATCAACCAGTTACCGCCGCAACCGCTCCGGCTTCTTCCAGTGGTACGTAATTTTCTCCGTTTCCCGATACAGTGCCACGCGGCGATTGTAGGCCAGCATTTCAAGAACGCGGATCCGTATGTTGCGCATATCCACATCATTAAGCTGGATACCATTACGGCGAATCACCTCAGCAACCACACGAACATAATTTTCGGCGGTCACGCTGTCCGGCTGCGTGGTCTGTTCGTCGGCCTGCTGGCTGATTCCGGCAACGCGGCGGATTAATCGCAGTATTTCGGCTTCTGTCATTGTGCCCCCATCGTTCTGATAGTCTGGTGTCGTCGGGTCCTTCCTGGAATTATGGCCCGTTACGGGGCGGCGACCTCGCGGTTTTTCGCTATTTATGAGCTTTTTTAGAGGGAGGTTGTTGTTTAATTGTTTGTCATATCCATTTGATAACTAAGTAAAAATAAAGAGCAATACAACAACCTGATAGTGTTTTTTTGATGCTAAAAATAAAAAAATGCTAATTGAATCAAATAGTTTTAAAAAAATACGTGGTTGTTGTATTGCGTATTTGATGGCGTAACAGAAAGTGATTTTTAACTTTGCTGTTCTGTAACGACTGATTGTTCCATGCTGGCACGGCGAACGCTTACGGCATGACGCCACCCAGCCAGAAAGCCGGCCATTTTATTTCGCGCTTTGCTCACTTCTTCCGGTGAGTAGCCGTAAATCTGTAAACCTTCATCAAATCTATGTTCTGTTTCTTCACTGGAGTACTCGTCACGCTCAGATGAAAGCAGCCTGGCAAACATAATTTTTTCCAGCGCACTGGTTTCTACGTGATATCTGATGGCCTCAAGACGGCTTTTACCTGAAGACCAAAGCAATGTATGCCCGATGTGATAACCGCCAGACTTTCCGCGATCCGCATTAAGATACGGCATCCCCTGTTTGGTCCATGCGCGAATAGTGGTTCTGTTAACCTTGAAATGTTCAGCTATTTCCTGCTGACTTACAAAACAAGCTTTATCAATCATAATGTTACCTTAACTGCATGGTTAAATATTAATCAAGTGGTGGTGGTGTCACCTTCACGGAAAAACGTCATAAATAGCGAAAACCCGCGAGGTCGCCGCCCCGTAACGGGTCCATATGCCGGAAAGGACCCGTAAAAAAAGCCGGATTTCTCCGGCCTTGTCTCAGATGGTTTTCAGTATGCGCTCGATGTCGCCATCATCGCCCGGGTTTCTGCCGTCGTATGCCATGCCAGCTGAAACGGCTTGCGGGCTGTGCATGTCCATAAAGTTTTCAAAGGCTGCGGTAAGCTCCGGCGCAACCTTCTGGCGTTCCTGCTCTATGGTCATGCTAAGGATGCTTTTAGCCGTACCAACATCGATACAAGGCACGTTTGCCATTGCACGTAACAGCGGCTGATAGTCGTTATGCTCATGAAGCGCCATAATCGCATCAGCGCGCGGCTTGTCCTGCTCTTCCAGTTTGTTGAGTTGATATACGGCCTCGTAGGTTGATAAACCTCTGTCAGCCATTGCCCGCGCTTCGGCTTTAAATTTACTCGCCAGCGGTAGCGTCATGATGCTTTCATTCGTTGCCATCGTTCCCCCTGCTTATCGGGCCAGCGGCTGAACGGATACGCCAGAACCCGCAAAGGCGGCGCATTTTTTCGCATCGGTGTCGACGCTCTCGGGCCAGTTCACGGCGGCGATATTAAAGATCCCCGTCTTGTAGCACTGTGCTGATTTCTGCTTTGACGTGTCCACGGGGTACGAAGTCAGATAAACAGCCTTTCCGGACGCCTGACCATCCCACGGCTTAAACTCGCCATTGTCCGCCAGCATCAGCGGGGTAAATTCCTGAATGACGCCAGCATCAGCGGCAAAATGTACCAGCGTCGTGGATACCTGCTGACTGCCTGCAAATAACTCAATGTATGGAGTGTTCATAGAATCCCCCGTTAACCAATTTTGACGGTAACAAATTTGCGAATGTCTGCCGGCACCGGCTGCGGTGCGCTGTGCGTCTGCACGTACTCAATCGCCGGATCGCCGTCCTCAATCCAGTTTTTCGGGTAGTACATGTTTTGCGTTGCGCCCGTTCTTACCGCTTCCTGATCCATAATCGCACCATAAGCAACCAGCCCTTTATTGTTGGTGTTGCCCAAGACCAGCAAATCAGGCTCAAGGAAATGTTTTTCGGTGCCGTCGCTGTCGGCGTATTTGCCGGAATAGACGATAAGGGCAATATCGCCCAGATAGCCTTTAAAGCTCACCACTTCGCCCAGGTTTTTACAGGCCAGTTCTGCGGCGGATTCTGAACCACGGGAAAGATCGTACAGTTCGCGGAATTTTTTAAAGCTGCGTAACGTGCGCCATACCTCAGCGCCCATAATCATGACGTTTGCGGGGCAATTGCCCTGATCCGCATAAAGCTCGATATCATAGATTGGATCGTGGGTTTCTTTGTCCTGCTCGGACCATTTACGGCCTTTGGCCTGCTCTATGATGTTGTTTTCCGGCATCTTCCAGTCGATTTCATAGCGTTCTATGCCTTCGCCCTCAATGATGTTTTTTCCGGTCGTTACCGCATTTACCGCCAGCCATTCAACACGCGCTTTAATAGCGTTTACCTGGCGGCGCATGTTGCCAGTAATCAGGCGCATACGGCGATAGGTTGGGTCGTTAAGCTGTGCCGGATCTTCTCCAGCCATGCGCATGATGGTTTTTGTTGGATCGATTTCGTGCTTTGGCTTCATGTAGCCAGGTTTAATCGTGCTGGTTTCGTACCCTTTATCGCGCTGTACCTGGCTACCAACCATAGGCGAGCAAAACGCTGACATAGTGACTTCTTCGGTGTCCAGGTTATCCAGCATGATGTTTTGGGTGTTGAATGTCGCTACTTTCGGGAAAAACAGCGTGGTAAACAGCGGACTAAATTTAAATTCCGCAATATCCCCGCGATTCAGGTACGCAAAAAGCTGGTGAGTGTTAAGTGCCGTTGCTTTGCCTGCCATTATTCACCCCCATAATTTTTATGCATCCCAAGCGCCGCAAGTAAATAAGAGCGTACAAGTGAACCTATCGACGGCTCCGGCGTCATCAGCGGATCCAGTCCAGCCGCCACGCCAGCCTCATAGTTTTTTTTGTGGCGCTGCTTGAGCACCTCCACGATTTCGGGGCTTATGTACACCGAAACACCGCCTTTTTTCTCTTCAGCCATAGTAAGAAATTCCTCTTCGACTTAAAAAATCATAACTGGATGTTCATCCAGCTCTGATTATAATCATGATTGCATTTTGTGCAATGATATTGAGTTGTGTTGCAAATTATGAAATGATTATCCCGATCATGTGTGTCAGTGCACCAAAAAGCCTCATATGCAAAAGCCCGATAAGCCACCTCTGACCTTATCGGGCTTTTTTATCTGCCTGCAAAGATGTCGAACAAAAATTAACCATAACCATCATCTTTTTTGCATCAAAACAATTAAAAACAATAAATTACGCTCATGATGATGATGACGATAAAATCACAAAAATGCGCTTTTTTCCGCGCCTCCCGCCCCGTGTTCAGGCCCACCCCGCCAGGAGGCCCCGTAAAAAAGCCGGATTGCTCCGGCTTCTGTCACTCGTCGCTTAAAACGGTATGTTATCCCCGTACGGATCATCATTCCCCGCCTGTTGTTTTGCCCTGTTCAGCGCGTCAGTAGCCTGGCCCTGTTGACCTTTTTTGCCGCCCAGTCGCGCCGTTCGCGCACTGATTACACTGTCTGCGATAACCTGCCAGCCCTGCCGCGTTTCTCCGTTCTGCCCAGTCCACTGGCTGATCTGCATGTTACCCGCCACGCTCAGGAGTTCACCCTTGCGGTGCCTTTCCAGTGCTTCGGCCTGTCTGCCAAATGCCAGGACGGATAACCACATCGTCGCCGTTCCGTCATCTGCCTGGCTGCACGGAAGGGGGACCGCCATACGTGCCAGCGTCATTGGTGTGCCCTTGCTGGTCTGTTTTACCTGCGGGTCGTCCACCAGCCGCCCGTAAGCTGCTATCTGTGCTGTCATGATTCCACCTCTCCGGTTTTAACGTTGATGGTTGTTACCTGTTCCGCTTCGGCAATCTCCCGTTCTGTCAGCGTGGCAAAGTTTGCCGCCGCCGTGGTCATGAATGCGCTTATCAGGTCGGGATGTTCCTTCGCGTATCCTTCCCGCGTGTGGCGGTCTATCGTTCTGATTGCCACCTTTAAGGTGTGCTCAGTCATGTCTAACGCTTTATATTTTGGCTCTGTTCTGTCTCTGCGTTTTTGGGTCATTTCTCGCAACCTCTCACTTTTTCGCCTCACTTTTTCAAGCGTCTCACTTCGTCGCAGTTGGGATTTTCGGTTTTTCTATGTGTGTGTTTCATAAGTATTTTTTTACCCCTCACTTTTGAGGACGTATACAGGTCGAAAAGTGAGGGAGAGCGGGCTAATTTTGGCCCTCTTTCTATCCCACTCGCTTTTGCTCCTCACTTTTATAGCGGCGCTACATCATCCCCATCGATACGAATAACCCCATCTTTTTCCAGCTTGTACAGCCAGCGCCGGAAGTTTTTCATTTCATACCCCAGCTTTTTCATGTCATCACGTAACAGCGGGATCGTGCACTTGTCGCCGTTCTGTGTGCGTGAACGGATGCACCCCCATAGCGCGGTATGGTTTTCCGTCTTGTTCCCTGCCTCCTCGATGCGCTCCAGTTCAACAGGAGGGCGCGGATCATCCACCACCACCAGCGACGTGATTAATTCACCGTCAGCGTCGGTAAAAAGCTCCACCACGCGTAAGTCATATGCGGCTTCTTTGAGTTCCTCCGCGTCCTTCATTTTGGTGCATGAGATAACCAGCGCTTCGCTTCCTGCGTCCTCCCTGCGTATCCGGTATTCAGCATCCAGCGAAGCACGAAATGCACTGGAACCGCGCGCGCCTTTCGTCTCATCCTTGCCGGAATGGTGAACCACCAGCACCGTGGCCCCTGTGCGTCGTTTCAGTTCGTCACAACCACGGATAAACGCCCCCATATCACGGGAATCATTTTCATCATTCCCACCAAAGCAACGCGCCAGCGTATCCAGAATAATCATGCGTACAGGTTTACCCGTTTCCCGCTCCACCTGACGGGCAGCGATAACCATTTCATCAACATCAAGCGGGGCAGCCGGAAAGATGGGGCGGTTTACCAGATACAGATTTTTCACCTGCTCATCGTGCACAACCTCCCAGGCTTTTACACGACGCGGAACACCTATACCGCCTTCACCAACCACATAGAGAACCGCACCATGTGCAACCCTGCGGCCTCCCCACTGGCGACCAGTGGCAACATGGCACGCCCACGATCCGGCAAGGAATGATTTATAGGACCCGCTAGCTCCGTATATGCTGCATAGCGATACCGCCGGAATAATCCCCTTAACCACGTAATCCAGTTGCGTGTCGTATCCGGTAGATCCAACGCTCATCGGTAGCGTGGTTTTTCGCTGGTGGTTTTTTTCTTCCGCCGGCTCTTTCCCGCGCACCCGTTCCAGGTATTCGCGCCAGTTCTCCCGCATATGGCTGTGCATCCCTTCGGGGTAATAATTCGCATCAGTTACACCCGCCGCCGCCAGCTTGTGCGCAATGGCATTAATATTTGATGGCCTGATGTGGCCTGCCTTGTACAGCCGGACACAATAGCGCCCCTCGTCGATGATTCTCAGGTCTGCCAGTTCATCCAGTTGATCATCAGCCAGCACAACGGGAGGCACATTATCGCCAGCCAGTCGCCCGTCCTGTTCCTGCCACTGTTTCGCATGTGCCCAGGCATCACTACCCGCAAAAATAATGACTTCGGTCATCTTGTCGTAAGGCTGTTTTTTTAAGTTCGGTGCGCTTTTCATTTCTTGCCCCTGAATCCGTTAACCATGGTTTTCAGCTTCTGGATGTTTGCCCGTGCCCTGGCGTTGCTGGTGGGCACGTTATGCGGCGCGGTCTGTACCAGAGAAAAATCACGCCGGAACTGATAAACAGGCATCACGCAATCATATTCGTAACCTTCACGGCGGTAGGTTACACGCCGTTCTTCCACGCCCTTAATCATTACCGTGCCGCCGTACTGGTCGCGGTAAATATCACCGCGCGTAAATTTAGGGTGAGTGTTGCCACTGGCAGTTAAGCCAGAATATTTAAGTTTCATTATTTTTATTCTCCGGTGTGCTGTTCTTTATATCTGTCGTGCAATAGATCTATTTCTTGCAGTTCCATTATTACAGGCTCAAGAAGCGTTATTAATGCCGTGGCAATTCTTGATTTTTGTTTGTCGCGTTCATTGTCGCCAAGTGTTTCAAGCCATATGCGCAATATTTCCAGCATGTTTTCACTGTGAGAAAGTGCAAGAAATGCGCGGTCTATTGTTTCGTGGTAAATATCACGCATGGCTTACATCCTCAGGAAATTTTCTTCTGTAACGCGCCTCTGCCACATATTCCGCATAATCGGCGGCGATATTCAGTACATCAAGCCCCGTTGATTTATATTCTCTCGTGGAAAGTAAGAAAAAAGCCGCTCTAATAAGTTCTGGCATTGACGAAAGCGCATCAGCCTCATCATCAGGAACGCCGGAAAATTCCTGTTTCAGGGAATTAAAACGATCATCACGCATGTTTACCCCCCTGAATGACCTGATAACCGCAACTGGTCAGCAACTCGATAAATTCCGGCAGTGTGCCGAAACAGCAATCATCACGCAGCCGTTCGCAGGATACCTCGACGCCGTTTTCGTAGTGACTCACCATACATCCGGTAAAATGCAGATCATCATCGTGATGGCTCGTTGACGGCTTAATCAGTCGCGCACGTTCCGCCAGTTCCAGCAATGCTTCAACGCTTCCGGCAATTGCACCATCCGGCAGGTGATAATTACGCACTATGCGCCCGTTCTCCACATTGACCAGCAACTGCCCGGTAAATTTCTCGTCAAACTGAATGCTGTTAAGGTCAGAAATTGACAGGTTATGCATGGTGCACCTCCTGCACATCAGCCATGATAATTTTTCCGGCCTTATCCAGTGCCTGATCGGCTTTTAGCTGCACAAATGCTAAATAATGGAAGATGCATTCTGATTCTCTGGCTGCGTGTTTATGCGCCCTGTCAGCAATAACAGAAATATCAATCAGCGCATGCATTAGCGTTATGATGGCTTCGGCGGCTGCGTCCGGACGGGTGTTATTGCACATGGCACACCTCCTGACGAATACGGGCAGCGAATACCATCACGCAGCCAGCCGGGGATTGCTGGCGTGCTTCCTGTTCGCTGGTGGCCTCAATGGTAATCACGCGCGGTTGTGCAGTGCTCAGGGCGATAAAACGCCAGATGTATTTATTCAGGTTGTGCGAGTCCCGCCCTTGCGGGTGTGTGGTATGATTTCTCATAGCTACCTCGATACTCTCGTTATCGTTGGTGGTTAGAAGCCCCGTTACTGCTCCAACAGTGCGGGGCTTCGTCGTTTCAATTGCTGAATTGCATGTATCAGCACTTGTGGTATTCACATTACATTTAGGTGAATACCATTTCAAGTCTTTTTTGGTATTCACTTTTGTATTACACTGCATCCCGTTATTAATGGGAGGTGCAAACATGTCCAGGAGTTCTGTTAACAATAAGTCACAGCAACTGAATGCCAGATTTCCACATGAAGTAGTGAGTGGCATTGAGGCATCCCTACAGCCAGGGGAAACTAAAGCGAATTTTATAGTTACGGCTGTACGCGGTGAGATCGCCCGGCGCCAGGCAGAAGGAAGTGGAGAAAATCCCCTGGTTTCTTCGCTCGATGCACTGGCGCAGGTGGAAAAACTCGGAATCAAAGCCGCCGAGGAGATCGGGCAGCTCGTCACTGTCGCACGTGAAGAACTCCAGCGCCGCAAGACCAAAGAACCAGAGTAATCACCATCAGCGCCGTGGTGTAAGGTATTACGGCGCATTGCTATGCAGGACAACACAATGACCGATAAAGAATTGACCAAAACATTATCACCGGCACGGAAAAGACGGCGCAGAAAGATAGAGCATGAATCAGAAAGATTCGCGCCATGTGCTTTTGCCCTTGAGCAATTCCTTAAAGAGTACAGGGAAAAGCGCTCATTGCAGGTATGGCAACGAACTGAACCAGACTGATTGCATTGCCCACCAGCCGCAAATGTGGCATTGTTGGCAATGCTCATGCGTTGGGGATAACGTGTAGCTTGTGTCGAGGGGCCACCGTAGCGGGTGGCCTTTGTTTTGCCCGTTATTCGGCAATTGTGGCGCTTCTCCACATGGTTGATATAATCCCACTGCTCAGATTCATTTTTTGCGCAGTAGGTTAATTGTTCACAAAGGCGCTCCGGCAACGGGGCGCTTTTTGTTTTTATTAGTTTGTAGAAACCTGACTCAGAGATAATGCTCATATTCTGATTGCCGTCAGGGGTGTAAGTTAAATTTACTCCCTTTTTATCATCAAACATCTGCAACGCTCTGGCGTTAACAATATTGGTTTCACTCCCGCCAGTAAGGCCGGAAATAACCGGAATAATTTCGGCAAAATTTTGCAGATTCTGTTTTTCAGGACGAACGAAGCCCCGCCCTTGTTCGGGAGAATATCCAGTATTCATGGTTAGATCTCTGTATTAGTGGATGGGTGGCGGCTGTGTGCCGCCAGCCTGATTAGTGAACTGCCTCGCAGCTGTCCTTCCATGCCAGAACTTCGGATAAAGACCAGCCAACGGAACGACCGCCCAGCTTACGCCGTGATGGGAATTGTCCGGCTTTTTCCAGGCGGTACCGACATGAGCGGCTCAGGCCTGTAAGTTGCTGACATTCTTTTTCACGTATAAAGCGATCTGTGCTTAACACAATTCCCCCTTTGTTGTTTCTTAAAGAGTCATTGGGTGGATTATTGGGTTGTGTCGGATTGTGTCAGGGTGTTTGTGGAATGGCAAACACTGGCGGCGGTCGTTTTACAGAAGCAGGGGGAATGAGAATAAAAACTCTTTTAATTCATTATGATGCAAAGGCATAAAATTTTACTTTTACGCCTTTTTTACATATTTTTAAGAGTGATTCGCCAGTGTATAAAAAAACAGTACACCTATAAAAATCAAATGGTTATTACGATGGCTGATTTTTAACCCGTTGTTCCATTTTGTTCCTTGTTGTTCGTCGTTGTGTCTCGTTGTTTCACGTTGTCCGCATCCTGAAAAATCGCAAAAAAAATTATATTTCTCTGGCTATTGGCAATGTGGTTACGTTTTCATGTGTTCCCGCCAGTATCCCTAACCGCTCCGTCCACATATCCAGCGCGTCACGTTTCGCATCCAGATAACGGGAATGGTTATAGACTCGTTGCATCCCTGGCATCTGATGACCTGTAAGCTGCTCCACGACGTGAGGATCCACGCCTAAATCGTTCAGCATCGTTGTAAAGGTGCGCCGGATGTCATGCAGTGACCAGTGAGGGTGTTTTAGCCTCCTGTGCGCTAATCTGCCGTACTGCGACACGCTTGTTTCCTGTTTCACTTCCCCCAGCAATAAGCCCGTGTGCCTGTTCTGCTCCACCAGCTGCGTGACGAACGGCAGTATTGCTTCCGGTATGGGCCGGAATATTGCCACCTTCGTTTTGCTGTGTTCTTTCGGCACGGTCCAGAGCATTTCGGTAAAATCCCACTCGCTGATCTCCGATAACCTCAGTTCTACCGTCCGGCATCCGAAAACAATCAGGAGGCGGATTAGTGCGACGTAGTAAGGGGAAAATATTTTTTTGTCCAGTGCCTGCAATAATTCGCCAAGTTCTTTGGTGCTTAAGACACGCTCGCTTATATCCGGTTTTTTCCCAACGTCCGCCACACTCATATCATCAAGAACGTTGCTGATTGCATAGCGCCGCCTCCGGCAGAACTTAAGCGCCTGTTTGCACGTCTGTAGCAAGAATCCGGCAGTAACAGGCGTTCGCTTTGCCACCTGGTCAAAACAGGCCAGCCAGTGCCGTAGCTCGCATTTATCCAGCGGCATAGCACCAATGTGCTGTATTACGTGATTATTAAGGCGCTTTTTCAGGGCGGCATAATCCACGCGGTTTTCCTTTACGTAAGACTCAAGCCAGTAGGTAAGCGCATCGCCAACCGTTACGGGCTTTAACGCTTTCTGTACGGTGTAATTCATCTCATGACGTGGATTTTTCCCCTCAGCAAGCCAAGCGCGACACTGTGCCGCTTTTTCCCTGGCAGCTTTCAGACTCAGATCAGGATAATTTCCCAGCTTAATCCGTTCCGGTCGTGCTCCCCTTCCCGTTCCGGCCCTGTAGGTGAAATACCAGGTTAAAAGGCCGCTGGTTGAATGCCTGACGCTCAGGTTTCCACCGTCATTAAGAAAGGCTGTTTTTTGGGCGGGTGTGCCGTTGATTTTCCTCAGCTGTGTATCGCTCAGTTTGTTAAGTGCTCTGCTCAT